GAGAAGCTTGTTTTCAGAAGTATCGACGCCGAGTGCGTGAAGCCAGGCCTCGTCGAGTGCGTTTTCAGTATCGATAAGAATAACATATATACCTTGTTCTTGTGCGTTCTTAACCAGATTTCCCGAGCAGATAAAGCTTTTACCTGCACCAGACTCTCCAGCAAACACAGTAACCTTACCCATTGGAATACCCTTATTAAAGTCCCCGCTAATGAGATAGTTAAGAGCGTAATTGTTGGTCGAGATCCAGTCTGTGGGATCGTTAAATCCAACGGAGATACCGTCAATACTTTTTGTAATACTTTTGCGAAATTTTGATACATCAAAAGGTTTAGTTGCCATGATTGTAAAGTTCCTTAAAAATTTTAGTGCTATCTAGGCCGCGTCGTTGATCTAACAATTTTAATTGTTGCAACGATTCAGCTAAATTCTTATCAATTGGTTGATTTATATATTCTAATACATTACGATATCCATTTTCTAATAGAAAACCTGGATGTTCATTTATTCTTGACATTAGTTCTTGCTTGACTAAGTTTAGCATGTTATCTGGCAAATGTCTAATATTTAGAAATTTAGGTTCAAATAGATTGCCAATAATAAAACTATTGTTATGAAATCCCAATTGTTTTAAATAATCCACGCATTGGAAAATTGACTGATGATTTAATAAAAAATGCAACATGTTAAATGAAACCAAGTGATCAAGTTTTTGAATCGTTTTTAGATTATCCAAAAAATCCGTCCACTTACCGCCATACCTAATATATTCATATTCATCTTCCATGGTCTCAAGGCTCACAGTCCAATGAACATTTTTAAAAGTGCATATCAAATCAAATATACGTGTATCAACTTTGCTTAAATTGGTGTTTACTCTTAAATTAACATTTGGGTTTTCTTTCAACAGCATTTCTAGCAAGTTGAGATTTTCTTTCATTAATAACGGTTCACCACCTGCCAGATAAACATGTTTAAGTTGTGCAACATTTTTATATATGTAATCTGCAAATTCATCTTTGTTACTATTTTCAGGAGTTGTGATTTTTATTCCCAATTCATTTTCCCATTTACTACTAAATTCCGGAAAACAATAAACACAGGCAAAATTACATAAATTTGACCATCTTACATCAATGGTTTGTAAATCAAAATTTTCTGGATTCTGATAAGTTGATATAGGAACCGATTTAAGTTCACGTAGATAGAAAACTCTATCACTTATTATTGAAAAACTATTTTTTGTTTGTTCTAGATCATAACACGGATGACACCTAGGTCCCGGTTTATTTTCTAACATGTTTTTTTTAGTTGAAATATTTTTTTGCCCATTGAGAATATCTGCAATGGAATTTGATTGTATATTACCAATTGGTTCCGAACTACGAATACAATTCTTGACATTGCCATCAAAATTATACATTAGTCCAGTCCATGGCATGGGACAAAAATTTTTATTTGTTAGATAATCTTTTTGATTCATGGATAATTTACGGTTAGAGCTATTTCTTGCACTTCTAAATCGAGCCCCGAATCTAGTATGTCGACAATTCTATTTGCCCAAACATTCACATCAGCATAAGGTCTGGGACTAGTTTGCCCCGGTTGCGTTGCAACTGCGCCTGGTTTGATCAGGCAAAGTTTAGGCCAATCGCGATTGTGTCTCAATTGTTTAATTGCTTCTTCTAATGCAATTTTTTGCACATAGTATTCTGTCATTTCTAAACCCGGCAACGAACTCAATGGCTCGGAGGTCATGAATGTACTAATGTTAACAATTTTTTTATTTGCAACTCCTTGCCATTCTTTATATAATGCAAAAAGCAATTCTGTCTGTGCAAATCCAACTTGAGCGTTGTTAATAAAAATATCGCAATCTTTAATCATTGCAATAATTTTAGGTATACTGCGTATGTTATATCCATTGCGCCTGCTTAAACCAATTATCTCGTGGCCTTGCGATTGGTATATATCATGCAAGGCCTTGCCTATGCCTGCACTATGTCCGGTAATTCCTATTTTCATACTAGGCCTCTTAATTTTTTTTGATTTAGTAAAAAATCATCCAATTCAAATTGATTAATTCTATCAACAGCAACAACATCAGGAAATAAATTTTTATAAGTTAAAGTTAAATAATTTTTGTATTTTACATTAAGTGGATCTGGGCTGTGTAAAAAAGCATAAGAATGTTGTAACTGATGTTTTAATACAAATAGTTTTATATTAGTAAAATCATGAATATTTAATGCACTTACTGTAGTCCAGGTATTTAAATCTAAATCCTTAATGCTTTTATAGTACATTAAATTTTCATAAAACTTATCCCATTTTATTGGCCATCTGACATAATCATGCACATCTTCGATACCGTCTAGACTTACAGTTACAGTAACCTTGATACCATTATCTATTAATGTTTTGATTTCTTCGATTATCAACGAACAATTGGTATTGATTCTTACTGACTTGATGTTAGGCGGTAAATTATTTAATAAGTTTTTGTAGTTTTTACTTGCACTGGGTTCACCGCCGTTGATATCTAAATGTACAATTCTGTCAGCTGGTAATGTCCAAAAGAGATTGGTATTATCCACTATAGGAAACGTTTTAGACTTCAAACTTCCTATCTTGGTACTTAGATTTTCGTTACAAGTCAAACACCCACTGTTGCAAATGTTATCTAAAACTCCACCCACAACTAGATAATCTGATTTTGTTTGCGATTGGTGAAAATCTAATGCATTTAATCTTATACTGGTATTGTTAATTGACTCTGTTTCTTTGCAACGTACACATTCTGCAGGCCAATCTTGCATCTTGATGTTTTTTAACCACTCGCTGGAGTCCATGGCTTCCAATGAATCAAAATGCGGAGGATCCACCATATGGCCACATCTACTTACTGTGCCATTAAAATTTAGTCTAACAAAATGATCTAGCCTAGGACATTGCACAAATCAATACTCCGTTGGATAATTTCTTTGTAGACATTTGGATATCTGTGTTTTATGGTTTTTACAATCAATTTGAAAGGTACTGTTTTGCCTAGTAGATCTTCTGTTAACACTTTGTCCAGTGACAAATAAAAATGAATTTTATCTATATTTTGATTTTCGTCTATCAAATCATGTTTTTCATTTAACTCTGGTAATGAATCAATTGGATTCATGTTAATAGAAGTAATTTCTGATAATGAACCAATTGGATTTATTTTAATTTTGGCATCGGTAAATCTTTGCAAATTCAACAACCAATAAAATTGTGGACAAAAATGATTATTTAGAAATAGATAGTTGGTAATAAAATGTAATGCTGTATTACTATCCAAATTGATATTGTGTCTTAGGAACGTGTTTACACCAGACACAAATCGATCATAAGGATCGCGAACATAAATGTCCACTACAGGAATGTTTTTTAATTCATCATGATCCACTAATCTATATCCTGAATTATATAAACTACTGCTACCGTTTTTATAGATAGGATATATGTACCGTTGTGATGGTATTATTTCTAGTACATCACAACGGTCTGGAAAAATGATGTTATCCAGTTGCGATAACATCTTGATACCCGGTTATTTGCTTCGATTACGGATCATGGCCAAGATGTCCTCGGCTCGTTGACTTGATGGTTTGGCAGCAGCAGCTTGTACAGGAGCAGTAGCAACAGCTGGCTCATCGTCTTCGTCTTCGTCATTCAATGCAACTGGAGCCGGTGTGGACTTGACTGCAGGAGCAGATGATTCAGTATCATCGCCGCGGCCTTGGAAGCCACTGGGTTTGAAATATTGACCCCAACGATCTGGATCGTATGCTTGACCATCAACTGACGCTTCGAACATTTCCTTTAGAACTCGCAGTTCCACTTCGCCAGGACGCTTGGGCAAGAAGTCTGCTAAATTGTAAAGACCAAATGAATCGATCGCTGCTTGTTCTTGTGCTGTCAGTGCAGTTTCTTTACGGCTCCACTTGCTGGTGCTATAGTCTGCATAACCACCTTTACTAGTTTTTGTAACAGTAAAATCTAATCCAGCGGTGTAATCAGTTGGCATGCTTTCTAGTTCTGGATCCATTAGTGCAGCCTTGATTAAATTAAAGATCTGGGGACTAATAACGAATCTACGAATAGGATTCTCAGGTGTTTTGTCGTCCGCTAGTGGATTATCTCTTACAAAACCTTGGAACAGGTATGATTTCTTCTTCCAATACTTGCGACCCATTTCTTCAAGACCTGGATCTTTGAACCAAGTACGTACTTCGGCTAGAATTGGACATGCATCGCCATACATTTCAACACACGGTACTTGTACTACAACAGGCTTGCTATCTGCTTGTCCTTTGATTCCTGCAAATGGCAAGCGAATCATCAGTCGCTCAACCCAGAAGAATGAGTTACTGGTATTTGCGTCTGGTAGGAATCGAATTTTTGCACTTGAGCCTTCTGGAATGTTCCAGTGTGCATAGATGGCGTTGTCGCCTTGTGATTGACCGCCCGATGAACGGTTTTCTTGCGCTTGTAATTTTGCGCGAATTTCTGCTAATGAAGTGGCCATAATATATTCTCCTTAATAAATGCCATAATAGTTTGTGCCAAGATATACACAAGCATGCTTACAAGTGTATAACAAAAGTATTTATGATGTCAAAACAAAATTAAACTATTTTTTACCTAAACCGGACAGCCATTTTAGAATAGATATTTCTTCATTTACAACAGGCTCGTCCATGGTATTGTCGCCCATTGGTTGTTGTGGTACTGTGGGCTGTTGTGGTACTGGTTGTGTATTACTATTTTGTTGTTGTAGCAACTGCATGATTTGATTGGACAAGGCCTGCTCGCCGTTTGACGATAACCATTGTGCCACTGTTGCACGAATATCAGTATCAGGACCTTGTACTTTGGAAATTTCAGCCAGTGTATCAAACAAATCATCTGCGGCTTCGAAACCAATGTCGGACAGTACGGCTCGAGCGTCAACAGCATCAATTCCTACCATGATTGGTCTTTGCATCAATCGTATCAAATCGTTTTCATTTCTATCATCGCTGTCATTGTTCCAATCAGTTTCGACAATGTTGTCTGCCCATGATACAAATTCTTTTGACTCGCTTGTTTCCATTTCTTTTTGTTTTTTATATGCTCGATATACATAAGGTAAAGCATCATTGAATCTATCATCGTATATCTTTTTAACAAAGCGTTCTTTTAATTCATCAATGTCAATTGAATCATCATCGAGCAAAGTTTGTCCTAACATTCCCTCTAGGATATCTTTGCCGTTTCGTCCTTGTAATCTTTTCAGCTGATCTTTTACTTCGTTGTACCTGTGCATGGCTGCTTCTACCATGCCCACAGTTTCGGAATCTTCGAATGTTCGGCTTTTCATACTTCTAACAAAATGACGCATACTGGCCATTTCTCTAACCATTTCATTTATAAGTTGGCTACCTTCGTCGCCGAAACTACCTCCGTTACGCATATGATTGGCTGTTGCTCTTGCGCCGTGTAGATTGGTATGATCTAGTAAAAATCTTTCGCCTACCGGAGTTTCAATAAAAACATGTTCAATTTGTCTACCGCGAGATCCGTGTCTTTCTGGATCAATTTGATCGCGATGTTTTATAATTATTTTGTGCGTTCCGACATCGCCAAAACTTACTCGTTTGTTATTTCCTGCTCCGTACAAACGGCTTTCAGTCAAGTCTAAATCTTTTTTATCAAACGTTCCGTCGGCGTCACTTTGTTGTTTCAAATCTTTTAAATCAAGATTGCTACGATTGATGTCTCTTACATCAAATGTAAGCATATTTCGTCTAGCAAAATTTTTAATGTTTTTTAGAAATGAATACCATTCTAACAATTGCTCGTCATCTAAATTTTCCGTTATATTTGAGCCAAAATAAATTTTCAATGAATTTTCATCAATTAGACTAATCGTAATATTACCAAAATTCTCGCCTTCTTGACTGATGTAATCAAAATTAAAGAATCTTGCTTGGCTGGCATCAGTTACACGTTCGGCTTTGTTGTTACCGATGTTTACATGATCAAAACGAGCTCTTACTTTATCAAATAACTCTTCTGCAATTTTATCTAGTTCACGCATAATTTATATTTATCAGTTTTATCAAATCACAATAAATGGCATAGGAGCCAAATAATCATCTGTGTTATCACGTAATTTTTCGTCTAGCTCTGCATCAAAACTTTGCAAAGATTGTAAAATACGCAGTACCAACAAAGTGGCAGACACCAAATCATCAGTTTCCCCAATTTTGGCAGCAAATCCAGCTCCGCTAGCTACAAATGTTTTTAATTCACTTATTAGATTTTTACTGCATAGAATCATTTTACGATTTTCTACTAGATTTTTAAGTTTGGCGCACACTGCTAATTTTGTTTTGTTAGTTGTAGTAAAACCTTTACGGTGTATTCTTGCCTGGCCAGGTTTTACAGGCTGACTTAGAAAAGTTCCTTTGATTCTTTCCTCTCCAAATTCAGCTATTACTACTAGTGCAGCTTCACCTAGCGTATTGTTTTCTACAGAATAGTAAATGTCATTTTGAGTTCCAATTGTGTCGTAGATGTATTCGCAAATTTCTTTAAGTATTGTGATCTGTCGTTGTATGGGAGTTTTGTTGTGCTGCCATTCTGCTATCTGAACCATGGTAGGCAGTTCGAACACTTGAATAGCTGCATAATCACCGCCGGTGCCCAGACTGGGATCTAGCCCTATTGCATAGGTGCGATTTTTTTGTGGTTTTTGAAACCAGCGTACTTGTCCTTGTAGTTCAATTGGGTCGCGTCCTTGCAACTCTGACAGTGTGATGCTGTTTATTAGTGTTTCATCAAAAATTAAAAATTCGCAGCCGTGTTCACGCCTAAAACGTTCTTCGCCAATTCTGCCAATTTCTTCACTTTTCCATTTTTCATCTCTGTCAGGATGTTCCCACCATGCGGCTTGGTAGCCTCGGAATCCATTTATTCCTAGTCCGTCGGATCGCGGATTTCCAAATTCGTCTATGGTTTTATTTGCCTGTTTCCATATATGTGCAAATTGGTCTTCGTCTGAATTTGGGGTGCTGGTAATAATTGCCTTACCGCCTGTGCTAAGTGTGGGCGATATGGATGTCCAAAACTCTTTAGCGATAGTTGGTCGAACAAACGCAAACTCGTCACAGTACAGGAGTGTAATACTCATGCCTCGTCCGGTAGTCTCAGTGGTTGTTTGACTAACAATACGACTTCCGTTTTCAAAATCAATCGATCCTTTGTTGTAACTTGTGACTCCTGCTCTAATCCAGTCTGGGCACAATTCATAAGCATACCTAACACGCTGCATAATTTCCTGAGCACCTGTGTATTTGTGTGCTGCAATTAGTATAGTTGAGTCTGGACGAAACATAGCAAACCATAGCAAATAACCAGCAGCACTCGTGGTTTTACCTGTTTGTCTGGGCATTAAGCTAATGCTGAATCTATTGCTGTGATAAGTATCTATAAGTTTTCGTTGATATTCAAATGGCTCATACAACATTTTTCCTTTTACAGGATGTTGTATATAAAAATAATTACTCATAAAGTATTCTGGACCAGTAACTGGATCTGCACAACGGGCAAATTCCATGATTTGGTCCTCGGTCATATTGACTTTTTGATACGGACTCTTTATAATACTGTCATTAGGTTTTAACATATTTTTACTTATGGCTCATACCTTACTTTTAAACAAAGATTATACACCAATTAGTGTGTTACCGCTAAGTGTTATTCATTGGCAACATGCTATCAAGCTAATGTACTTGGGTAGAATTCAAGTTATTGAAACTTACCCAGACTGGATTATTCACAGTGAAAAATTAGCAATTAATGTGCCTAGCGTGGCTATTACCAAGGAATACTTTAACTTCAAACGCCGAGTTAATTTTACCAGATACAACATGTATCTGCGTGATCTTTATCAGTGCCAGTACTGCGAAGATACTTTTGATTTTGAAGATCTAACCATTGACCACGTTACTCCAATCAGTCGCGGTGGAAAGACCGAGTGGACCAATTGTGTGACCAGTTGCAAAGCTTGTAATTGGGCAAAAGCCGACAAACACAATGTGCATCCAATTCGCAAACCTTATCGTCCAGATTATTGGGCATTGGCTGCGGCCTGGAAACATAGCCCGTTTAGAGTACGGGATCCTAAATGGAATCAATATTTGGGTAGAGATGCAGCGGCTGCTTAGATTGGTTTTTCGCCAGTTAGATAGGGCTTGCTGAACCAAAGTTTGAACCACTCTTCGGTTCCGGGGCGAATGTCATGTCGTTTCATGAGTTCGCCTTTTTCATTTCCGGTGACTGATATGTTACTGCCAGCAAAGCCTTTGTATTCCTGCATTGTGGCACGATTACCAATACCGGCTAGTACTCGTAATTCTGCAACAGGATCATTCATTTACTTGTCTCGCTAAACAATAGGCTTGAATTTTATCTTCTCTATGACGTGTAAACATAGCAACTAACTCTTTGCAAGCTTCCAGTGTAGGATAACTATTCCATTCACGCCACTGATCGTCACCAACTACAAATACAACTAGAACAAAAACATATTTCATTAATGATCGCCGTAGGGAATAACAGGGCGATCATTGTCGGAATTTTCTGGACCTATTAGTTGCACCATGACTGTTTGGCTTCGCCGTAGTACTCTCTAGCAAATCCATTTGCAATAAGTTGAGCACGTAAGCTCTGGCCATCCAAGATCATGTCGCCTAGCACACGACCTCCGAACTTGTCCCAACCGTAAAGGATAACTTGACGCTTGACACTCTTGGCCACAGCATTTTTTGTAAATGCGGTAGCGGCTTCGCCTCGCTGTGCTTCACTTGGACATAGTGCTCTATGTCCTTTTTCCGGAGTATCAACTCCAAATACTCTGACGGCTAACTCTGGCTTGAGTGGCGCTGGCAAAAATGGTGCTGCAATCACAACGGTGTCGCCGTCATTGACTCTAACAATCTGTGCATCGTACATTACACCTTGTGGTTGTTTTTGAGCAAATGCTAAACCGGGTACTAGTAATAGAACTGCTAATAATTTTTTCATTGA